CTCGCGCACGTTGCCGCGGCTTTCCGCGGTACGGCGCAGGAGCACGACATCCTTCGCCAGTCCGTCGATACGCTGGCGAAGGCAATCCAAGCGCCGCCGGTTTTGCCGAGCGGCAGTTAAGCAATGAGCCTCATCTCCTTCCTCGCCAGCGCCGCCGGAGGCACGATCCTCGGCGGTTTGACGCAGGTTCTAGGCTCCGCGGTCGGCGAGTTGAAGGAGTGGTCAGCGAGCAAGCGGCGCATCGCCGAGCTCGCAGCGATGAAGGAAAAACAGATTGCCATCGCCGAGGTCGAGGCGTTCGCGAAGGCGGTCGAGGGCACGCTCGGCTCGAGCTACGCGCCGCCGCCCACGGCGCCCAGCTGGCAGCACGGGCTCCTCGCCATCGCGGCCTTCAGCACGCAGATGGTCCGGCCGCTGATGGTCGCGGGCGCCTGCGCTTACATCTGGACCCGCCCGCCCGAGCAACTCGCCGGGCTCCAGCCGGAGATCCTGACGGTCTCCTTCGCCTGCGTTTACTTCTGGCTCGGCGTGCGCCACCAGATGACGCGCAGCAAGTAACTTCCTCCGATGATCAAGCCAGCCGACGCCGTCGCCGTAATTACTCCTCCGGTCGCCACCGTGACCGCGGGCCAGATTAACTCGCTGCTCGGCATCGTGACCGGCCTTGCCTCGCTCGCGTTTATATTCTGGCGCTGGCACCGCGAGTGGCAAAAGGCGCAGGCCGAGGACGCCGCCGCTGCCGCTGCTAAGGAGGGCAAGGGTGACTGACTGGAGCGCAGTTCAGCGGGACGAGACCCGCAAGGTTTACGAGGCCGAGGTCGCGGGCCTGCGTAAAGAGCTCGAGGTCGCGCGGTCCGCGCTCACGAACGCGACCAAGGCGCGCAAGACGAAGATGCCCGCGCCAGCGGCGACGCGGCGCCGGTCCGGCAGCGACATCGTCCGCGTGGTAATCCCCGACACGCACGGTTGCCTGATCGACAAGCCCGCGCTCGCCGCGCTGCTCGCCGACATCAAGGCGCTCGACCCGCAGGAGATCATCCTCCTAGGCGATCACGTGGACTGCGGCGGCTTTCTGGCACAGCACCACGTGATGGGCTATGTCGCGGAAACCGATTACACTTACGAAGAAGACCTTGCCGCGGCTAAGGCTTTCCTCGACGCGCTCCAGTCCGCAGCGCCGCGGGCGAAGATCGAGTACCTCGAGGGCAACCACGAGCGCCGCGTCGAAACGTGGTGCGTGACGCAGGTGCTCCGGCACAAGAAGGACGCGGAGGGCTTGCGCCGCCTGCTCGCGCCGGAGTTCCGGCTCGGGCTTAAGGAGCGCGGCATCGCGTACTACCGGCAGGGCGAGTTCTACGATGGGCTGCCCGTGCCGGGCGTCATCAAGCGCGGCAAGTGCTTTTTCTTCCACGGCGTCTCCACGGCGAAGAACGCCGTGGCCGCGACCGTGGACAAGATCTCGGGCAACTGCGTATTCGGCCACACGCACCGCGCGCAGTCTAACATCGTGCGGCGGATCTCGTCCGGCATCATCGGGGCGTGGAACCCCGGTTGCCTTTGCCAGCTGCAACCGCTCTGGCAGCACACGGCGCCAACCGACTGGTCGCACGGGTACGCGGTGCAGCTGGTCGCGGAGAGCGGCGCCTTCCTGCACTTGAACATTCCGATAATCGAGGGCGAGTCGCACTTCGCCGCGCTGCTCAAGCTATGAACTGGAAACAACTAGTCGAGGCCCAGAACCGGCGGACCTACGTCCTCCCGCCCGGCTGGGACTCGCGCGACAAGATCGCGGAGCAGCTCGAGTGCAGCGTCGACAACGTGCGCGTGCTCCTCGGGCCAGCGATCCGAGCCAAGTCCGTCGAGGTCTCCGTTTTCCCTGTCTGGGATGAGGTTACGAAAAAGGTCGTGCGCGTGACCGCATACCGGCGCCGCGACGGCTCAAGCGTCAAAGCCGGAAAATGATTTGACGGGCGCGGCTTTTAGGATGGCCGCTCCCACGATTACTTTCGCCGCCGCCGCCGGGCAGATCGATGCCGCCTCGGGCGTGATCCGCGGCGTCTCGCTGATCACCGAAGGCCCGGCGCTGGGGCACGGCGTGATGATCGACGCGAAGACGATCCAGCAAGTGAAGGCCGCGGCGGAGCAGTACAGCGGCGGGCTCAAGGTGAAGCTCGATCACTCGGGCGGCGCGGGCGACATCATCGGGTACGTGGACGCGCTGCGGATCGAGGGCAAGAAACTGCTCGGTGATCTGCACCTCCTCGAGAACTCGCCGCACCGCGGGTACGTGCTCGAGATCGCGGAGAAGATCCCCGACACCTTCGGCCTTTCGATCGCGTTCTCCGGCCCGGTCGAGATGGGCGCGGATAAGCGGACGGTCCTGCAGCGCTGCACGGAGATTTACTCGGTCGACCTCGTGAGCGAGCCCGCGGCCAACGCGGCCGGGCTGTTCGAGCGCCGGATGAAAGCTTTTCAGACCTCCGACGACACAACGTCTGACGAGGAGAAACCTGAGATTGAAATCACTATTCCTATGAACGAAGATGCCAAGAAGGAGATCGCGGGGATGATCGAGTCCGCGATGATGGCGATGGGTGATCGGCTCGCTAAGCTCGAGTCGATGATCCCGAAGCCCGAAGACAAGCCCGCCGCTATGTCGGCCAATAACGACGCGATTGCGCTCGCTGCCAAGCAGGCCGCGGCCGACGCGCTGAAGGAGTTCGCGAAGACCATCGGGGCGCCCGCCGCTCCCGCGGTTTCCGCCGAGGCTCCCGCGAAGAAGGAAGAGTCCAAGTCGTTCGAGTCCGTCGTTGCCGCCAAGGCGACCGAGCTCAAGGGCGACAAGGGCGCGGCTATCAGCTTCGCGATCAAGAATAACCCCGACCTTTACGCCGCCTACCGCTCCCGCGTGCAGGCTGGCGAGCTCATCAAACTCTAACCTCTAAGCTCATATGGCTACTCAATACATCGGCGCGGGCACGTTCCTCGCCAACGAAGCGATCACCGCCTTTCGGATGGTGACCATCTCCAACAATCGCGGCGTCGGTCTGTCCGCCACGGGCACTCGTCCCGACGGCGTCGCCCAGAACGATGCCGCTTCCGGCGACTACGTCACCGTGAAGTTTATGACCGGCCCGGGCACCCAGAAGGGTCAGCTCGTCGCTGGTCCGATCACGGTCGGTGACACCGTCTTCGCCGGGGCGAGCGGTCAAGTTGCCCTCAGCGGCACCGTGACCGTGGGCAAGATCCTCACCACTTCGACGACGGCCGCGGTTGTCGAGTTCATCCCGAAGAATTTCTAACCCTTAAAATTTACTAACAATGTATTCCAACGCTGCTGCGGTTTTCCGCGGCGATATCGCTGGCGTTCTCGAGCAGGCCAAGGACTGGGAGACCAGTCTGATCGGCACGCGCGTGATGCCTATCCTCAACGTCCCCGTCCGCGCTGGTCAGTACCCGTCCTTCAAGCTCCAGCAGGGTCAGCTGCTGAAGTCTGAGGTCAAGGTGCGCGACCCGTACTCCACGTTTGCGCGCGGCACCCGTGCGTTCACGCAGGAGACGTTCAACGCTCTTGAGTACGGTTACGAGGAGGCGGTGGACGACACCGTGACCGCGGATGTCTCGCGCTTTTTCGACGCCGAGGTCATCGCCGCCAAGCTCGCCCGCCGTAAGCTCCTGCTCGCGCACGAGCTCCGCGTCGCTGCCGAGATCTTCAACACGAGCAACTTCACCTCGACCAACTCGGGCACCGCCTACACGACGGCGAACATCGCGACCTTCGACGTCGGCGAGGACGTGCAGCTTGCCATCGACCGGCTGATCGCGCTCGGCGAGTCCACGAGCAACTTGCGCGTGGTCATCCCGTACCCGGTGTGGACCCGTATCCGCGCCAGCACGAAGTTCCAGAACCGTCTCCGCGGCGCTGGCATCTCGAGCGATACGATCCTGAACGCCAGCCTGCAGGCCGCTGCCGAAGTCTTCGGCGTGTCCGAGGTGCTGATCGGCCGGAGCTCCTACGACTCCGCCGCCGAGGGCGTCGCGTTCACCGCCGCGAACGTCTGGGCCAATACCTACATCTGGGTGGGCTCCGTCACCGAGGGCGGCAGCGGGTTCTTCGGCGGTGGCGCCGGGTTCACGCTGAACTGGTCCGAGTACGGTCCCGCGGTCGGCGTCTTCACCTACCGCGAAGAGTCGATCAAGTCGAACATCGTGCGCGCGTCGCAGTACACCTCCGAGAAGGTGGTGAACACCAACGCGCAAGAGCAACATCGTGCGCGCGTCGCAGTACACCTCCGAGAAGGTGGTGAACACCAACGCGGGCCAGCTTATCGCTACCCAATACAGTTGAGATAAGGTTTGCTTAAACTAAACCGACGCTCTTAACTGGGCGTCGGTTTTTTTATGCACCCTTGGCACGGCTATCTGGCGATGCGCACGGTGTAATTTGACGAGTCGCAGAGCGAAATGCGGATTTCCCTTTGCGTGATCGCGGGCAACGAGGCCGAGCACATCCTCGCGATGCTCTCTTCGTTCCGGCACTTCTTCGACGAGTTCGCGCTCGTCCGCGCCATCGGGGCCAAGGAGCCGGACGCGACCGTTGAGCTTGCGACGGCGTGGTGCCGCGAGAACGGGAAGGTGATGCTGTGGACCGACTATCGCAACGGGCCGGGCGCCGAGCGATGGGACCACGTGGACTCCTTCGCGAACGCACGCAACGCCGCATTTAAGCTCGGCACCGGCGACTGGCTGATCTGGGCCGACTGCGACGACGTCCTCGAGGACGCGAGCGAGACCGCAGCAGCCGCCTTCCGCGCCACGCTGGCCGCTGCGACTGGCTGATCTGGGCCGACTGCGACGACGTACTAGAGGACGCGAGCGAGACCGCAGCCGCCGCCTTCCGCGCTACGCTGGCCGCGCTGCCGGAGGGCGTGTCGATGGTGCGTTGCCCTTACGATGTGCGCGGGACGAACAAGAAGCTGCACCGCGAGCGGGCGATCCGCGCCTCGGCCTTCGCCGCCGGGCGCCGCTGGCATCACGACGTCCACGAAAACCTGCTCCTCCTCGCCGGCGACAAGCACGAAGACCACGCGACGCCCGTCTGGGTCCACCAGCCGAAGGCGATCAAGAAGGAGAACCGACGCCGGAATCTCCGCATCCTCGGCCACTCCGTGAAGGAGACGCCGACTCAGTATTTCTACATTCATCAGGAGCACGTTTGCTCGGGCAACCGGCAGGCCGCGGAGCAATTCGGCAAGATCGCGATTAGCTTCCCGAATCTTGAGGCATCGTTCCGATACGAGGCGCTGCTCAATCTTGCCAAGTTGACCAGCGATCACCGCGAGGCGCTGGGCTACGCGCTGCAAGCTCACGCGGTTTTCCCGTGGTGCCGCGAGGCTTACGCCGCGGTCATCCTGCTGGCCTTCGAGAAGAACGACGGGCGCCGCGCACGCTGGTGGGCCGAGGAGATGCTGCGTTTGCAGGAGCCTATCGGCGCGGATCGGCCGTGGACGACCGAGCAAAAGTATTACGGATGGGCTGGCTACGATCTGGCCGCGCGCGCGTTCCGCCTCGACGGCTACGTTTGAGAAGAACGACGGACGCCGCGCCCGCTGGTGGGCCGAGGAGATGCTGCGCCTGCACGAGCCTATCGGCGCCGACCGGCCGTGGACGACCGAGCAGAAGTTCTACGGCTGGGCGGGCTACGATCTGGCCGCGCGCGCGTTCCGCCTCGACGGCTACGAGGCACGGGCGGACATCCTGCAATCGCAGTTCCATCAGGGCGAAGCGCCGCGGATCTCGCTCCTGCACGCCACCCGCGGGCGAACGTCGAAGGCCGTCAACTCGCGCGAGGTTTGGCTGCAACTGGCCGAGCGGCCAGAGCGCGTGGAGCACATCTTCGCCGTCGATGCGGACGACAAGGAGAGCGCGCAGATGGCGCGGCAGTTCGTCTCGGTCACCTCCGACAAGCGGTCGTGCGTCGCCGCGTGGAATCTGGCGGCTAAGAAAGCGCGCGGCGATCTGCTCGTGCAAGTCTCCGATGACTGGATTCCGCCGCCGGGCTGGGACGCGAAGCTGCTATCGCTCGTCGAGGGGCGCGACCTTAAGCGCGAGCCGGTCGTGATCGCGGTCTCGGACGGCCACCGAACGGATAAGCTCTTGTGTATGGCGATACTCTCGCGCGCCCGGCTCGAGGCGCAGGGCGATCTGTTCTTCGAGGGTTACGAGTCGGTCTTCAGCGACAACGAGTTCTCGCACCGGGCTTGGCGCGATGGCATCGTGATCGACGCACGCGACCGCCTCCGCTTCGATCACCAGCACCCGGCGTTCGGCAAGGCGCAGATGGATGCGACCTACGCGCACAACAACTCGCGCGACCGTTACGTTGCGGGCGAGGCGATCTTCAAAACCCGCAACCCCGACGCGCAATGATCCCCAAAGGCTATCACTTGGACTGGGACACGGGCGCGCTCTGCGCAGCGGATCGCCGCATCACGGCGGTTTACGATCACGCCTACGTGGCGCGATACGAGAAGTACCCGCAAGCCGCGCTCTCGAGCATCCGCGCCGAGCTCGTCAACCGCTGGGCGCCAGACGCTCGCAACGTCCTCGACGTCGGCTGCGGGACCGGCGCGTTCCTCGAGGCGATGCGCTGGATTAACCCGCAGGTGGAGCTCTACGGGCACGATGTCTCGCCGTACCCGCTGCCGGAGTTCGTCCGCAAAGTCACGCCGGGCTGGTTCGCGAGCGAGTGGGATGTCGTGACGTTCTTCGACTCGCTCGAGCACTTCGACGACCTAACGTGCATCAAGCTGATGCGCGCGCGGACGGCAGTCGTCTCGCTCCCGTGGTATCATCCGTACCTCGGGCCGGAGTGGTTTGCCCGCTGGAAGCACAGCAGGCCGGGCGAGCACTTGTGGCACTTCACGCCGGAGACGCTGTCGAAGCTATTCCACCGCGCCGGGATGCGGGCCGTCTACGTCGGCAATCCCGAGGACGACGTTCGCCTGCCGGAGCCGGACGCGCAGGGGCCGAACATCCTCACGATGGTTTTTCGCCGATGAAGATCTGCATAGTCTACCATATGCGGCTGGGCGACATCATCCGCATCTTGCCGATTGCCCGCTGCCTCGCGAGCCAAGGGCATAGCGTCTACGTCGAGTGCCTCGAGCCATACTGGGGGCTATTCTCCTGCGTCAGCTACGCCCGCCCGGCCCGGCCGGAGGACCGCGCCGTGATGAATTACGGGCGCGTGATCGACCTGCAAATCTGGCCGAAACTCTACGACGACTATCGCCGGAGCGGGAAGTCGTGGGGCGAGTACGTCTTCGGCCTGCATCCTGAGTTCGCCGCGCTCGACCGGCGCCCGGTCTTCGATCTGATCGGGGAACATCCGATGCTCCTCGAGTACGGCATCAATGAGCCGGTCTGCCTCTTCGCGCCGTTCGGCTACTCGCAGGGGCGGCAGTACGACATCAACGCGCTCCTCGACGCCTGCGACGAGCGGACGCAGCACCGCATCGTTTTCCTAGTGGACGCCTTGCAATTCGGCCACCTCCGCGAGCAGGGCGTGCCCGCCCGCGATATGCTATGCGCCCGCTCGCCTGCCCACTTGCCGCGGCTGATACGAGACGCGGCCGACTTCTTCACCGTCAACTCCGCGCCGTGCATCATCGCGGGCGCCGTTCGTCAGCACTTCTGGCACGTGCCCTCCGGCATCGCGCAGGATGATCAGTTCTCCGAGGCGTCGCAGGTTGTGACAATTGCCGATTAGGTATGGCCGTTCGCGACTTCGACCCAACCCAGCTTGCCGCTGATCAAGGCGCCATTCTCGATCAAGCGGGCATTACGTTCTCGTACTTCGGCTCCTCGATCACGGGCGTCTGGTCGTCAAGTCGCACGATGTTCGGGGACTTCGAGGAGCAGCGCCGGGATGATGTCCGCTTTACCGTCTTCTTCACGACCTCGCAGATCAGCGGCACGCCTGCGCCTGCGACGACTTGCGTGCGGGCGGGCGTGACCTACTTCGTCGAGCAGGTGCGCTTTGACGCGGAGGGACCGGGCTGCGAGATCGATGTCATCAAGGCGATATGATCGCCGTTACGCTCAACTCGGCGAAGCTGGACTACGCCTTGCAGCGCCTAGCGTCAGCCGCGCGCGTTGATCTCGGCAAGGTCATTAAACAGGAGGGCGGCAACGTTGCGAAGTCGATAATGCTCATTATCCCGCCGACGCCGGTGCCGGGCAGCACTAAGCCGCGCGGGTCTGGGCTTTCGACCAAGGCCAAGCAGCAGGGCGAGAACGCGATCAAGTCTGACCTATTCGGCGGCAAGCGCAGGAGCGGGGCGCGGTATGCCTCAATCGGCCTTTTCCAGCGCATCGGCAACTCGACGATTCAGCCGCCGAAGCGCGAGCGCACCGAGACCGCAGCGGTGCGGCTGGGCTGGGAAAGCTCGAAGACGATCCGCATTTACTGGAAGTTCTGGCGCCCGAGCGCGTCGGTGGCCGAGATGAACAACTTTCACCTGCGGTATCGGAACAAGTACGGGCGCGTGCCTTTTGTTTCGCAGAGCACAATCGGCCGCTGGAAGGTTCAAGACCAGATGTGGATCTCGAACGACACCGCCGACAATTACCTCCGCTGGGTCCAGCAATGGGTCGGATGGTCGAAGGCTGGCTTTGCCTCCGCGGCACTTGCCTGCGGCATCCGCATCCCTGCGTGGGTACGTCGGCACGCTCCGAAGGCCGGAACTTCCAGCGTTAACTTTGGCGCGAACCCATACGTGATCGGCACCGCGACTGGAATTAAGGTGCCTGACCCTGACCGCTACGTAAACGCGGGCTTAGCGTTCCGCGAAAAGATCACACTCAAGAAGGTGGACGCCATCCTCGCCAATCGCGCGGTCAACCTTGGCTTCGCGCGCGTCGATGGCGCGGGCCGCGTGCAGGAGAATATGCCGCAATGAGCACTCGTACCAACATCCGCAACGCCATCGCAACCGCGCTTACGACTCAGGGCGTGGTGCCGACCGCGAACATCCTCAAGGGGCGCAACAATACCCTCGCCTCGGTCTCGTTCCCATCCTGCGCCGTGTACGCGATCCACGAGGACGTTGAGGTTCGCACGCTCGCACCATCGAATCGCGACCAGTACCGCGTGCTGCAAGTCGTGGTTGAGTACTTCACGGCGCAGACTTCGACCACGCTGATCGACGACCTCTTCGACACCGGCTCCGCTGCGGTGGAAGCAGCCGTTTTGTCAGATGTTACCCTAGGCGGCGTCTGTCGTGATTTGCATTTGACGAGCGTGGATTATGTGATCGAGCCGGACGAGAACCTCCGCTGGGGAACCGCCCGCCATAACTTCAACTGCATCTATTTAACCACAGAATAAAATGGCTAACCATCTCGGCCGCGAAGGCACCGTCAAAATCTCTTCGACCACCATCGGGGAGCTCCGCAACTACGCGCTCGCCCACTCCTCCGACGTCGTCGAGGACTCGGTGATCGGCGACACGTACCGCACCCGCAAGGCCACGCTCAAAACGTGGAGCGTGAACGGCGATCTCTACTGGGACGAGGTCGATGCCGGGCAGGTCGCGCTGACCATCGGCTCCACCGTGACCGTCAACCTGTACCCAGAGGGCATCGCCTCGACGTCCACCTACTACTCGGGCGGAGGTATCGTGACGAAGTTCGACATCAGCGCCGCGTTCGACGGTATGGTGGAAGGCTCGATCACCATCGAGGGCAACGGCGCGCTGTCCACTTTGACGGTTTGAGGTGCTGAATGGACCCAATCGACCTAGTACGTGAGCACTTCGCTTCCCTCGGCACTCGAAAAATCGAGGTGCCCGAGTGGAAGCTGACCATCTACGCCGGGCCGGTAACGCTGGCCGAGAAGAACCGGCTTTACCGGAAGGGCAAAGACAATGATATGGAGTTGCTCGTTGACCTTCTAATTCTGAAGGCCAGCGACGCCAACGGCCAGAAACTCTTCACGCTCGAGCACAAGCCGACTCTGCTTAACAAGGCGGACTCAAACGTGGTCGGCCGGATCGCCAACGCCATCCTCGCGGAGGAGGCGCCGAAGGCTGAAGAGTTAAAAAACTAGTCGGCGGCGAGGCTGGTGCCGACCTCCTCGCCGTCTATGCGCTCGCGGAAAAGCTCGGCAAGTTCGCGCACGAAGTCCTCGAGATGCCAGCAGAAGAGATGCAGGGCTGGGTCGCTTACTATCACCACCAACACCGAGTGAGACAAACAAATGGCTAGCGCAACCTTCACACTTCGGGCGGTGGACCAGACGCGGGCGGCGTTCGCCAGCGTGCAGAACTCGCTCCAGCGGATGCAGGGCACGGTCAAGACCGTCTCCCGAAACTTCCAAGCTGCTCTTACGCTCGGGGGATTTGCGGCCAGCGCGCAGAGGCTCAACACGATTCTGCGCCAGACGGAGGAGAACGCCGCGGCGCTTGGGATGACGACCGAGGAGGCCGACCGCCTTACCGTGACGACGGGCGCCATCGACCGCGGGTTTAAGGCGATAAGCTCGACGACGGCCGAGGTCGTGAGTCGCGTGGTTTCCGCGGTTACCGGAACCCAAAACTTTAGCGCGGCAGCGGAGGCTGCGGCGATCCGGTTCGAGCGGTCGCGCGTGGTGATCGCGGAGATCAACGACCAACTTGCGGACCAGATCGTAAACAACGAGCTGATCAACGGGACGGAGCAAGACATCCTTCGCGCTCTAGAAAACCAGCTTCAGAAATACGAGATGCGCGAGCGGATGACGACTGATCCAGTCGAGAAGGCGAAGGCCGCGCTGGCGGCAGAGAAGGCACGCGGAGCGATCTTGCAGCAGGAGAGCAACATCATCGAGAAGGACCGCGCGCTTTACGCGGAGCAGCTTCAGCTGCGGGAGCAGATCGAGGCAACGATGGGGAGGGAAAAAGATAAAAGCGCGCAAATGAACGCGCTGTTTCAAACTCGAAACGCATTGTCCTTGGCGTTGGACAGGGTTCCGAAGACTGGCCTCGCGTCGGACATTGCCGCAGAGAACGATCTTAGGGAGCAGCGAAACCGAATTGATCGCGATCTGATTCCGATTTTGCAGGAGCGGTACCAGCTCGAGCGCAGCATCGGAACGGCGGTTGCCGAATCATTCCAGACCGCAGTTTTCGAGGGTGGAAAGTTTCAAGATGTTCTCAAGGCTCTAATCAAAGACATCCTTCAGCTGATTTTTTATCAGACCGTCACGCGGAAAGTCGCTGGTTACATCACGACCGCGCTCATCGGAAATCCTTTTTCGGACGTTAAGATCCTGCCAAGCTTAATACCTCCCGGCCGCGCCGCTGGCGGTCCTGTGACCAACGGGCGCCCCTACGTGGTCGGCGAAAAGGGGCCAGAGCTTTTCGTGCCGTCTGGCTCGGGCAACATCATCTCCAACTCCGCGATGCGTTCCGGCGGAGGATCTGGCGGGATGGGCGGCGTCACGGTCAATTACAACATCGCCGCGGGCGTGACCAAGGGCGAGCTCGTGCCGATCCTCGAGGCCGAGCGGAAGCGCCTCAAGGCCGAGATCCCCGATATGGTGCGCCGCGGTGGCGCCTACCGCGCAGCCTTCGCCTGACCTATGGCTCTCACCTACCCGCTCACGCCGCCCTCGCCGTTTCGCATCTCGCGGCTTTCGCTGACCGGCGCGAGCGCGACCTCGCGCAATATCTCGCCCTTCACCTACCAGATCCAGCAATACAATTGGCCGGGTCAGGCGTGGCTCGGGCAGGTCGAGTGCCCATCGATGGTGCGCGCGGACGCGGAGGCGGTGATCGCGTTCCTGCTGGCGGCGCAGCGTGGCACGTTCTACTTCCAAGATTACGCGAACCCGCTGAACCGAGGCGGCGTGACCGGCACGCTGACCGTCACTAGCGCGACGGCTAACACCTCGACGCTGACCTTCGGCGGAGCCACCGGCTCCTTCGCGCTGGGCGACTGGCTCCAGATCTCGACCTCGCTTTACAAGGTCGTGCAAGTGAACTCCTCGAGCAGCGTGGATCTGTTTCCGGTCCTGCGCTCGAGCTACGCGGGCGGGACGGCGATCACCTACGCAAACGCCAAGGGCGTCTTCCGGCTGGCCGAGCCGAAAACCGACTGGTCGATTGACCTCGCGTCGATCTACGGCGTGAGCTTCAGCATCGTGGAGGAGGTCGCCTGATGAGCATCACGACCGCAGGCCGCACGCTCTCCGCCTCGATGGTGACCGAGGTTACCGCGACGCAGCTTTCTCCGATACTCCTCGCCAACCTCCAGTTCTCGACGCCGGTTTACTTGTGGTCCGGCTACGGCTCGATCGGATTCGGAGGCGTCACCTACCTCGGCATCGGCACGCTTGGCACGATCTCGCCCGTCGAGGAGACGACCGACCTCGCGGCGCGTGGTATCTCGATGCGTCTCTCCGGCGTGCCGACGGCCAACGTTGCGCTGGCGCTGACGGAGAATTACCAAGGCCGAGCCTGCACGATCCTATTCGGCGCGCTCTCGCCCATCCTATTCGGCGCGCTCTCGCCCACGGCCGGGACGCTGATCTCGTCGCCGGTGACCGTCTTTCAGGGCAAGATGGATGTGATGCAGATCAGCGACGACGGGCAGTCGGCTGACATCACGATGACCGCGGAGTCTCGGCTGATGGACTTTAAGCGACCGCGCGAAATCCGGTACACCGACGAGGAGCAGCAGAACCTTTTTGCTGGCGATGTCGGGCTCGAATTCGTGAACGACATCCAAGAAAAGCCGATCTACTGGGGAAACCCCAATCAGACGCAGGCGACGAACTGGGACGGCGGCGACAAGACCGGCACCGAAGGCACCGGCTACGAATGACGACGACCGACAAGGCCGCGCTGCTCGCCCGCTTCATCGAGGAGCGGAGGCGGATGCCGTTTGCGTGGGGCTCGAACGATTGCTGTCTATTCGCCTCGGACTGGGTTCTCGCTGCGACCGGGCGCGACATCGCGGCGGACTACCGCGGGCGCTACTCAAGCGCGCTGCCCGCGCTGCGGTTCGTGAAGGATGGCGGCGGCGTCGAGGCAATGCTCGAGCGCGCAGGCGGAAAGGTCGTGCATCCTTCGCTCGCTCGTCGCGGTGATGTGATCGCTCGCGATGTCGGCAACGGCACGGGCCTCGGCGTCTGCATCGGCGCGCTTGCTGCGTTCGTCGCGGAGGACGGGCTGCGGTTCGTGGACTTCCCGCACGGTTCCTGCTGGCGCTTTTGATTTATGCCCGTCTTCGCCAACCCTACGGTCTGGATCGCGTTGATGAACGTCTTCAACAACGTCGCGGTCGCGCAGGCGATCACGGCAACGTTGAACTTCATCGCGGTGACCGCGGCCTCGATGGGCGCGAGCAAGCTGCTCCAGAAGAAGCCGCCGGGTTTTGGCGATGCCTCGCTGGCCGACCGCACGCAGATGGTGCGCTCGCCGGTATCCGCGCGGCAGATCATCTACGGCGAGACCCGCGTCTCGGGGACGATGGTTTACATCTCCACGACCGGCACGAAGAACGAGTATCTACACCTCGTCATCGCGCTGGCCGGGCACGAGGTCGAGGAGATCGGGGATGTTTACTTCAACGATGAGCTCGCGCTGACTGGCGCAGGCTCCGCGGCCAGCGGACGCTTCGCGGGCTACGCCGAGATTTACAAGAAGCTCGGCAGCGATACGCAGACCGTCGAGACCAACCTCCAGACGGCGACCTCCGGCCTAACCAACGGGCAATGGACGAGCAACCACCGCCTGCGCGGCATCGCTTACCTTTACGTGCAGCTCGTCTGGAACGAGGAGATCTGGGTCGGCGGCATCCCTAACGTCTCCGCGATGGTCAAGGGCAAGAAGGTCTGGGATCCGCGGACCTCGACGACCGCTTACTCCGCAAACGCGGCGCTCTGCCTGCGCGATTACCTGACCGATACGCGCCTCGGGATGGCGATGGACGCGAGCGAGATGGACGACACGGCCTTCACCGCCGCGGCCAACATCTGCGAGGAGCAGGTGCAGATCCTGCCTGCGTCACCGACGACCTACGAAAACCGCTACGAGGCCAACGGCGTGCTGTTCACGAGCGCCTCGCCGGACGAGAACATCGGCAAGATCCTCTCCGCGATGGGCGGGCTGATCGCCTACAGCGGTGGCAAGATCGTGCCATACGCGGGCGGCTACCGCATCCCGACCGTGACGTTGAGCGAGGGCGACTTCGCGGGCGCGGTGCAGATCCAGACCAAGACCAGCGCGCGCGACCGGGTCAACGCGGTGAAGGGCGTCTTCGTCTCGGCCAAGTCCGAGTGGCAGCCGACCGACTTCCCGCCGCTCGTCTCCTCGACCTACTACGCCGAGGACGGCAACATCCGGTATTACCGCGACGTCATCCTCCCGCTGACGACCTCGAGCTCCTGCGCGCAGCGGCTATCGCGCATCGAACTGCGCCGCGCCCGGCAGGAGATCACGATGACCGCGCGCTTCAAGCTCGACGCGATGCAGCTGCGGGCGGGCGATACCGTGATGATCACGAACGCCAAGTTCGGCTGGACGAATAAGGTCTTCGAGGTGATGGACTGGCACTTCGCCAGCGACGGCGAGCCTCCGCAGCTGACCATCGAGATGACGCTCCGCGAGACAACGAGCGCGGTTTACGACTGGAGCGTGACCGACGAGATCGAGATGCCGACGACGCCGACGACGACGTTGCCCAATCCGTTCGCGCTCGACGCGCCGACCAACCTTTCGCTCGTCGCCGACGGCACGACGCAGCTGGTGCAGGCGGACGGCACCGCGCTCCCGCGCATCAAGGTCTCGTGGTCCGCTCCGGCCGAAGAGTTTATCCAGAGCGGCGGGTCGGTCGGCATCGAATACAAGGAGAGCACAAGCACAACTTACCTTACGTGGACAACCGTGCCGGGAGATCGAACGCTCGAGTACATTTCCTCGGACGTTAAGATCGGGCTGAACTACAACGTCCGAATCTACGGGCTTTCCTACTTCCAAGTCGCGACGAGCTACGCGACCGCGAGCGTGACCGTGGTCAAGGACACGACCGCGCCTAACGCGCCGAGCTCCTTGACTGCTAACG